TTTAATGTTTTAGAAGAAACGCGATCAATAAGAGTGGATACTTCATTAAAAGTAGGACGAATATCTGAAGCTGTATGTTTTGGAAGGACTACTGTGCCACTACCAACCGTTACAGCACGATTTTCCATCAATGCTTGCCCACGCTTTTCTGATGCTTCTAACTCCACATCTTGTTGCTGTGGTTCATTGTTAAACGTTTCAACTACTGTACGTTTTTCTGGCTCAGCATTGTTATTAATAACTTCAGCTTCTTTCAGTAAACGCTGACGAGTTTCAATTCTTGTTTGTTCTTCGCTTAGTTCGCGTAATTCAGTTTCTAATGCTACTAAATCAACTTCTCCAGTACCTTCTAATGCTGTGCGGATTTCCGCTTTACGTTGTAAAATTTCTTGTAAACGATTCATATATCATTCTCCTCTATAAGTAAGTTTTTAAGATTAGTTTTTTACGTAATTCTTCTTTCTGTTTTCTTTCTTCATGATGTTTATATGGATCGTAACCCCTCGCGCTAACTTCCGAATCAGGATAAGCGGGAAAGGCAACTGCGCTAACCTCTAATAACTTAGCTTTAGTTACTGTTCGTAACATTAAGTCATCGTCAGGCTCATCTATTTCCTCAGTGATCATACTAAAAACAAAGCTAACACCATCAACATCGCCACGCTTAATCGTTTCATACGTGTCATTTCCAAGTGTTGTTTTTGGTAATGTCAATTCAAACCTTAATCCAATGGAGTCCTCTGCTAATTGCAAAGTGTTGTTCTTTGTTCTACCCAATACTTTAGAAGTGTCATGCGCCCACAAGAAACGTTGGTCATCTTTTTGCAATGATTCTAAGAATGCACCTTGTCGGAATTGCTCGCGGAATTTTCGATAATAACCCATAACTACTGAATTCTTTTCCCACTTCACAGCGTATCCGGATAGCATTTTATTACCGTGTTCATCTTCTCTAATTTCCATTGTTTGCGTTATTAGTTCCCTTTGTTCCGTTTTGTTCATTATTCTCACCTCCTTCACCAGTAACGTTTCCTTCTTTAACTAAAGCTGTATCCAATCTTCTTATCGGTTTAGACCCACCCTCAATCGGACCAAGCGAAAGAATTGACCGCCATTCATTTGGTGTCATAGCTCCTCTATCAACCATTTGAACAAGATTCATCTTCGTACTCATTGAAGCGTATTGAAGAGCAGAAGATTCAAAGATAATTTTGTTACCAAAACCTCTTTCTCGACGTGAAAAAAGCTTCCTGGTATATTCTCCAGCAAGCTGCATCGCAAAAACCTCTATCTCTGACTCGTAGTAAGCATTCCACTCATCTTCGTTATATTTACTTTGAATTATATTTTCGTTTGTGTTAAAGAAATTATAGATGCGTTGAATAGTTTCTTGCATCTGCTTTGAATCTGGTACAAACGCTTCGGGTTTCACTTGTTCTAAATCATAACGTGGATCAGAAGAAGCTGCACCACCATCGTTTGCAATATTTAAATAGTTATTAACGAAGTTTTTAACCTGATTATCAATGTCTTCTTGTTTTAATACCGATTTAAATTTAAGAATCCATTTTACTACTGCACTATTCTTAATCGCTTTAACTATACCTTGATCTGTAGTTGTAACAATCTCCATTAACTGCGCTAATGCCTTGCCTGGATGTTCGCCAAAGAAGTCATTATCATTAAAATCTTTTCGCAAATGAATTACATCTGTATAAGGTATCGTCATTTGCTTTCCATTTTTAAAATAGAACTTTAAAAAGATATCTCCTTGTGCCCCTTCAACAACTTCTACTGTTGTACATGGAATAGGATATATCTCAGTTGCGTATCCGATATCATCACGCTTAATATAAGCGAATGCATTGTGATTCAGTTCCAATTGAACAGCCATTTTTTCTTGGAACATTTGTCCCGTCATTAATGGGTTTGGCTCTTCCAACAAAAACTTCATATAAGGCTCTGGATTAACCTTAAATTCAGTAGTGTTATCTCGAATATGCTTAGCTATGAGTTTACCAACCGCTTTCGCTTTAGGTCGTATGCAAGCTCGAATAATATCACTCTGATATATGTCACCGTTCCAAGCAAAAAAGCCTCCGCCATTATCGTTTATCATTTCAAAACGAGTTGTAGTTGGGGCTTGTTTCTTTCCAAATATCTTATCGAATAATCCCAATATCTCACCTCCTTCTTAAATCATATTGAGATAATCATTTCTCTTTTCTTGAAGGATTACATAAGCGTTTAGAAGCGCCGCTGTTCCATCGATACGACGTCTTTGGTTCTTTGTTTTATTTGGCTGTATATTTAAGTTCTTATCAATATCAATCGCAGTATTTGAAAGACAATATTTGTCCAACGGATTATTGTTATAGTTAATTAATTTTGATTCTAAGTCTGCAGCTAAAAGTTTCATCGGGCTTGACAACGTTTGTTTTCCTTGCGCAACTGGAATCATAGCTTCCTTCCCGAAATAACCTTGCATCTCCTCAACCCAGTAATTTGCACTCCATTTATCATAGCCTATCCAAGGCAGATAAATGCCATGTTCATCACGAATTTCTAAGAACCATTTTGTTACATATTTATAATGAACTGAATTACCAGGAGTTGTTCTAAGTAAACCTAATTCATGCCAACGGTTATACGGTATTTTATCTTCTGCACTCCGTTTCTCTAATAAATCTTCTGGAAGCCAATACATCTGTTTAACATATATGTGAGGATCATCAGGAACCATGAAAATAACCTTCGCTGCTGTTAAATCAGTTGTCGAAGACAAATCACAACCACCAATTCCATAGGATGGTTTTAATTTCTCAATATCATAAGTTTCTTTGTTATTCAATTGCTCAAAAGTTAACCATGCTTCAGATGATGTTTCACGGATATTAAAGTCTTTAGTCAATAAGTTGCTCACTAAAAGAGAATTAGCCTTTGCTTTATTTACTTTCGTTTCTAAGTTATCTATTTTCTTAATAGTACCCAAACCGGGATTTGCTTTAGCCCATTTAGTTTTGTCAGTCCACTCTTCTCTTTTATCAAGTTCATAAATAACAGGTAAAAAACGATCATCTTTATAACCATCTTTATCATCTAACCCATTTAGTAGCATTTCAGCTTCATCATATTTCATATCATAAACGGACTCTCTTACTGTTCCCGCTGTCGTAATCATAAGTATTAGAGGTTGTTCGCGCGCTGATGTACCATCGACAATTACGTCATATAAATTCTTATCTTTCCAAGCATGGATTTCATCGAGGGAGGCGCCGTGAACATTTAGGCCATCTAATGTATCACTATCACTACCAACCGGTTTAAATACGCTATCATTAAAATCTGCCGTTAATTCTTTGACTAAAGTTTTTATTCTTTTCGACAAAGCGGGTGACTTTTTAACCATTCTTTTTGATTCCGACCAAACAATTTTAGCTTGTTGTTCTTTAGTCGCTACCGCATATACTTCCGAACCACCTTCACCATCTGCAACTTGTAAATATAAGCATATCCCTGACGAAAGTGTCGACTTCCCGTTTTTACGTGCTACTACTAAAAAAGTTTCTCTATATTTTCTAGTCCCATCTATTTTATGAACAAAACCAAACGTAGCGGCTAAAAAAGCTTTTTGCCAAAGTTCTAAATCAATTGGTTTTCCGGCCCATTTAGCTTTACTATGTTTACAATAGTTCTCTACAAACTCAATAACATGGTTCGCACGACTTGGATCGTATTCATATTCGGAGTCTTTAACGTAAATATCATCTACAAGCTTCTTATATATCCTTTCAACTTTATTCCCTACAATAATTTCTCCGGACTCTATCTCATTGTAATACTCAATTATTGGGTTATATGATAATGGATATTGTTTTCTCATCGATTTTGTACAAACCTTTCAAACCCATCATCTTCATCTTCTTTTTTCTTAGGATCTGGTTTAGGAATATAGTCGCCTAATTGTTTCATAATGGTTTGATAGCTTTTGTTCATCGATATGTATCTTCTTGCTGCTGGTCTTTCTCTTTCATAAGGTTCTTGATTTTCAGATTGCGAGAACATTTCATCATAACCATTCTCATCAAGATCTTTACGAATATCTTCTAGTCGCACACGTAAGTCTGCCGCTTCAACAATTAACCCCTCAACTACCATGAGGGTATCTTTTGGCATCTCTTTAAAGATCCGTTTAAGTCTGGTTATCTCTTTATTAACCCGCTCTTCTTTTGTTAGTTCTTTCTTTATCGCCATAAATAACACCTCATCTCTTCTACATTTTGGGTAGGGGGGTCACGCGAAATGACCTGTGTATTACTTGAAGGTACCTCATCGGTCCTTCGAAAAATCAAAAATGATTTTAAGACGGAGGGGGGTTTTTATTTCTTTGGAAATACCAGCGTTTAT